GCTGAAGATGGTCTTAACTCTGCCTTCTCATATTTTAAATCATTGTCCCAGTAATCAGCAACATAGGGAAACAATGCATTGATTAAATCTTCGACCTCTGGGAAACTCTCCCATAACATTAGATCACTCTGTGCTGTAGAATATCCAGTCTCACCAGACCAGACACCTTTACTCAATCCACTCCACAAGTCAGGTATATTAAAGGACTGATCTAAGTGCCCTTTATATACAGGTATAGAAAATAAATTCACTGTCGCATATTAGTTTCAATACGTCCTTTGATGCTATTCATTTCTGAATGATCATCCTTACTATCTGAGTGGAAGACTGCTTCATATCCACTCTTCTCTATTAACTTGTCTCTTATATCCATCTGTCTCTTCTCTTTCGCTATACGTCTAAGAAAAGCATAGTAAATTATCTGTGTGAAATAAGCAAAAGGATTCTTCGACTTAGCTGGATCGAAGTTATCAATATACTGTACACAATTTTCAACTCCATCAGATATCATGTCCTCTTTAAACATGTAGTTGATGAAGTTTGGTCTGTAAGATAGATGTGTTGCTATCTTTAAGAAACACTCCGCAAGATAATGCGTGATGCGAGGTTTCTCTGTGTCATTTTTCTTTGCACTGTCAACTGCTAGGCGATACTCAGTGATCTCCGCAAGAAACTTCTTGTTGTCAACGTAATGCTGTTTTCTTTTAGCACCCACTAATTTTGCCATATGATTTACTCACCTGATTCATTATATTATGTTAAGGATATGTTGTCAAGTCTGAGTGCGATTCCAAAAGTCTTCCAACTTCTTTCGTGCATCAGATACTTTACCTACGTACCCCATTTGAGGATTAACTGGTATCTCTATGTCTGTCTTATTACCACCCTTCTCTTTCCTACACCATAACTTATACATCAGTATAGATTCCATAGACATGGGGGCAACCGTGCATATGTCCTCTTCACTAATCATATAAAAGTCTTCATCTGAAAACATCATCCACTTGATTAAACCTATCGCTACTCCTGGTTGTCCTTCTTTCTCCACTGGGTGATGCTGTGGTGACGCTGGATCAGTTACAAAGATCTTTGTTATACCAGGTTGCACATCATCCTCAGATGCAATCATTGATCCTAGTACAGTTTCACCTGAACGTAACTTAATTACACCAAAAAATTCTTGCTCGTGTTTGATATAATTAATTGTCATTTTTTAAGATTGACTTTAGTGATTTCATAATCAAACTTCTCCTCATCATATATTTTCATCCTCTCTACCAGATGCTTGTAAGTATAGTTGTACTGAGAGTTTCTAGAGCAGTCATCAGCAATATCATATAGAATTGCCTGTGCTTTATTGTCTCCCTTCCTCAATACACGTCCGATAGACTGTAAATTTCTCACCCTAGACTTACTAGGAGATGCAAAGATCACATTATGAAGATTACGGATGTTGATACCAGTTGAGAAGGTTCCGTATGATGCTAATATTATAGCATCTTTTTGAGTTTCGCAAATGTTACGAGCCTCTTCCCTCTCTACAGCATCTACACCACCATGTATGAAGAAAATCTTACGATTTTTATCTACCTTATTATTTAGCATTTCCCATAGCGGTTCTCCGTGCTTCTCTATGTAATTAAAGAGCACAAGAGTATTTCCCTCTAGATCTAGTGCCAGATTAGTGATGAAGTTACTACGCTTGGTGTGCATACATATGTATTCCATCTCTTGTTGATAATAATCGAAGGGTACATACCCATGGTTGAGTAGTAATATCCTCACCTTGAGTGGTGTTAGATGCCCTTCCTTCATAAGATCTATAGTCTTTGTCACCCTATCAACCTTACCAAACAATCCTTCAAGGACTAATTGGTGTGACTCCATACCATCTAGCGTACCTGTTAACCCTATCCTATACTTTGCATCATGGCACTTCGTAAGGATACCAGTGAGTGATTTAGCCTTATACAGGTGTGCTTCATCCCCGATAACGACATCAAAACGTTCAAAGAACTTCTTGGGTTCCTTATAAATGCTCTGCCAAGTGCTAATAACGACTGGATTATCGACATACTTCTCCTCTCCTCCTACTATCTTATGGACTTGACTAGGATTCCAACCATAGTCACGAAAATCTTTATACAACTGCTCTACTAGAGATACAGTAGGTACTATAATTAATATTTCTCTCTTCTGTAATAGATGCCAACGTACTAAAGCATATATTATTAGGGATTTTCCTGAACCCGTGGGGGATAATAAAAGTTTGCGACGAAATTTAAGCGCCTGGTAAACTCCTCGGAGCTGGTAGTCCCTGATCTTAAATGGAAGCCTAAGAGCACGAATAAAAGCTGCTGTGCCTTGAGGTGTAACATATTCATCTACCTCGTCTGGTCTGCCAAAGTATTTATCCGAGACTACCTCATATTTGTATCCTTTAGACTTTAAGTAGTCTGTAAGATACTCATAGAGACCAACATATAACTCACCAGTTCCAGGAGAGTACAATCTTATCTTACCATCCCAGACTCTGCGTTTAAATGCAGGAGTAAACTTTGCATGTGGTACCTCAAAGCAAAAATGCTCACTCAACTCCTTGTGGAGATGTTGCTCACCTTCTACCTTAAGATAGACTTCATTCTTCTTACTTATACGGAGGTCCATTAAACCAAGCCACCAATGATTTGCGTGTTCCTTGGGTAACAGGTCTGACTCTATGATACGCAGTAGATTCAAAGAAGACACCAACACCAGGCATGGGTTTGAAAGAGTCGTAACGAGGACGACCACCCTTATCACCTGGCTGTCTTATTTCTATATCTAATTCACCACCTTCATAGTCATCATTTAACATGTATGACATACTGATCTTTCTTATATTACCATCAGGGTTAGTTATCTTATTATGTTGATCTAAATGCCAATCGTAGTAGTGCCCCTCTGGGTAATGTCCCAGTTGTATTTGCTCCACACCATTGATATCTAGATTCCAACCAGCAGATTTGTTAATTTCCTCTGCCATAAACAACATTCCCTTGAGTAACTCTCGATCACCCAACCAAGCAACCTCAGTCTTCCTAGTGGAAGATGAAACGTTATCTTGAATCAGTGCTGTTTCCCATGTCAATTTAGTAGATGATACAATTTCATTAATTTTATCAACTGTCTCGTCTTTAAACTCAACAATCTGATATTGTTTTGCGTAGTTCATCTAATACCATAATATTTGACAATTTCAATAGTATTCTTAATAGCAAACCCACGATTGTGGATCTCCTTAAGTATCCTATCAATAGAATTTATACAAGTTTCAAGGTAGGTTACTTTCTGTCTGTTTTTACAGAGCTCTTCATCAGCATCTAGGTAGATATGTACGTCTGTCTTCAATAACTTAAGATCAAAAGGTTTCTCTGCGTATACTTTTGATGGTGCCTTGCCAGAATAATATTCCCACTTCTCTCTGTACAATTTCCTTCCCTTAGTCTCTGCATCAGAGAGCATAAGTTTAAATTCATTGTGTAATTGCAAATACTTTGCATGGAGTCTAGGGGTTTCCATACTATCGTTGGCAAGCAACTCTGGTAATTCCCTATGATCAAAGAATTTCTCAGCATCCTTAGACCATAACTCCTCAATTTTCTCAAGATTCATTCTAATTTCTTATTACGTACGGATGTCTCCTTAGTCCTTATCTGCATTGCTAAGTATCTGAATGATACCTGTGCCATAGCATACTCAGTACCATCTACTGTAGCATTAAACTCCAATGCATTCAACCCTGTAGGTATTAAATCTTCAAATACTACATCAAAGTTGTGCTGGAAGTTACTATTAAGTACCATTAAAGTAGCATCAGCATATAGATCGTTGTTACCAAACAACTGTTGCATCTTTAATCTAAACTCTGCTCTCTCGTTACCACCATCAGGAGTACCTAGTGCACGTATCCAGTTGTGTAGTATCAAATAATTCTCTAAGTCCTCATCAACTATGAATGTAAGATTAAGAGGCTCATATTCAATGAATCCCTCCATGGGTAGACCCCTGAATGGAGTAGGTTGATTCTGAATATTCAGAGTCATGTTAGGAATATTAGCAGTCTGTGCAAAGTATGCCACCTTGGGATACCTAGCAAGCACAAACTTGAATCCTATAGGAGATAGGAAATTCCTATTCTCTATTTGTTTGTTCCAAGTAGTCATAAGTTAATCTCTCCCAAATACCTCTGGCACTATTGTTATGCTCAACTAATTTTTGAGCCCAGATCCTATCATTCAAACTGACTTCCCTGTTAAGTTTAGTTTTACAGGCAATAACAGACAGTCTGAGTCTATAGTCCTTGCTTAACATATTTATATCCGTGGTATATATGCCTTATACTTCTCAACCTGTGGTATAACATCTTGCTCTACCCTCTCTACAATCTGATCAATGACATCAACATCAATACCTGCGAATGGTGGAATGATACCTAAAATTCTTAGAAGACCATCAACAAATAAAGCAAGCGCAGTAAAACCTAAGATCATGCTAATGATAGTTGCTTCTCTATTGTGCTTACGCATTGATGCTTCATCGATGGCACGTGCCTCTGCGACTGCAAGCTCGACTGCGTGAGCAATCATTCTATCGACCTCCTCCTTTGTGTAGGTGATCCTCTTGATCATTTCTTCTGTCATGTGTCCATTGTAGCATTACATATAATATTCGTCTAGTACGTCGAGTGCTTTATTCAAGTAAAGGTCTGCACCAATGCATTCCCACTTACCTTTTTCTCCTATCTCACACTTGTAGTGTAGCTCCCTCTTAAGTTGCATGAGTTTAGAAGTCATTTCAACTTTGTTAAGCCTACCGTTCATGGCTATACCTATTCTACATGAATATTTAGGTATACTAGCATAAAAAAAGAGACCCCGCAGGGTCTCTTGGTGTGTATATCGTGATACGATTTACATTAGGTTTGTTACCTTGACCCTTCTGTAGTAGCGGTTAGCATTAGCTGTAAGAGCACCAACACCTTGTGTTAGTCCTTCAGCAAATGGGTTAGCAACCATACCATAACGAGTCTTAAACCCGATTTTTGGTTGGAAGGTGTCCTGACCTACGGCTCTGACCATTTGTAGAGGCACGTAAGGACAGTAGAATAATCCAGCATCATAGGCAGATGATCCTTTGTATCCAGAAACATAGAAGTGATTGTCACTTACGTTTGCTGAGTAAGGGTCAACATAGACCTTTGTGCGTCCGTTAAGAGTACCAACAAGAGTAGATGAGTTGTCATCAACGTTACCCAATCCACCAACAGCACCATTGATGCCTGATGAATAGTCAAGAACTCCAGCCATTGATAGAGCAGATGCTACGTCTGCGGAGCAGATCAATAGGTTGCCCTTTCCACGACGAGTCTCATGCCCGATAGCGTTTTGGTCTCTTTCGATTTGGAATAGAAGTCCTTTGAATTTCTCAACTGACCATCTTCCATTTGAGTCAACGTCTAGGTCAAAAGTACCAGCAGTTGCTGTGTTATTTTGAGCACCAGGACGTGCGATCTTGTAAACAGTTCTTACAACTTCTCTGTTGATCTCAGCGAGAACTTCAGTAGAAAGGATGTTTGCAAGCTCAGACTCAGCGTCTAAACCATGAACTGCCTTCAAGTCTTGAGCAAGCTCTAAACTGTACTCAGCTTTCAAAGCACGTGACTTAGCAGTAACAGTAACCTTCTCAATTGAGAATCCCATTTCCTGGAAGTGGTTACTAGCACCGTCACCTAATGCTTCAGACTGAGCAGTAGTCATACCTTGACCACCGATGGTATAGTTACCAGCAGCGTCAGCAAGTAATCCAGGGTTGCTACCTGTCTGAGTATTAGATGCTAAGTTGTTAGCACTGTTTTCAGATGAATGCTCTGAGTTTGCTTCGTTGAAGAATGCTTCAGATGCACTGTTGTTGATGTCTCTATTAGTTCCATAAGTAGAGCGCATCGCAAAGATAAGTCCAGTAGGACCTGTCATTGGTTGCACACCGCAGATGTCATAAGCAATTAGCTTAGGCATACTACGACGTATGAGTGAAATAAGAACTGGGTCGAAACCTGCAACAGGACCTGTAGCAGTTGATCCACCTGAGTAACCTGTACCACCAAGTGAGTTGGTAGGTGCAGCCTCAGTTACAAGACCTCGCTCTTCTTTCAGAAATTTTTCTTGGTTTTCCAAGAGGACAGAGGTAACCGCTTTTCTATAAGGATCCTCGATAGCTTGAAGCTCCGAGTGCTCTAGAATTGGGTTCCACTTCTCTTGGAGTGATTCTGCGTTAAACATTTAGTTAACTAACTCCGTTTAAGAATTTGATTGTGGGGATTTATTTGCCTTTCCAACGTGCAATCGCATCTACATATGCAGACATCGATGGGTTGTTAGAAGTGCCCTCTACTTCAACATCCTCAGTGACCGTAGTCGCCTCAGGCTTCGTAGAGAAATATGATTCACGTAAAGTAGAAATCTTCGTCTTGAAGGTTTCCTCATCGACAAACTCAACAGCTTCTGCTAGAGAAATTAGTTTCTCCTTCTGAGAGAGACTTAAGCCCTCAGCAATCTCTGTCACAATCCCATTCTTAATATAGCCGCCAACTTTCTTAGAAAGTCCAACGTTTTCTTCAATTGATTCGTTGAGTTTTGATTCCATAGTATTGAGTTGCCCTTGTAGATCATCTACTAGGTCAACTTTCTCGTCGGGAAGATCAATGAAATTCTCGACAAAAACTTGTTTAAGTCCAGTAAGTACCTGCTCACCCATCTCTGCTTTAATACCATTCTCAACAGCGAGTTGATTCTTCTCAATCCACTGCTTAACGGCATAGCCTAGATACTCGTCTACCTTCTCAGCGAGTTCGGTTTTAACTGTCTCGACTTCTTCTGCTAGTGCCTTTGCATAATCGTTATGCATTCGGTCTAGTTCTTCGTTTAGACGTGATACTACAGCAGCTTCAAAGATAGTCTTTGCTTTTTCTTTGAATCCGTCTGATAGATCTTCGCCTTCTGTAAGAGCAGCAACGTCAGCAGATAAATCTACTTCAATTGTGGTCTCTTCAGCAGGTGTCTCAGCAATTACGTCGCCTTCTGGCTCGTGTCCTGCTTTTACATCACCCTTGTCACTAAATTCTGCCTTCTGTGCGGAAGCATCAGATGGTTTAGTTGTAGGTGCTTGGGCGTTTCCACCAGCAATAGTCTTTAACTTATTGCTATCCCCTTCGGGCTTGGAATTAAAAGGTGTAG